TCGTCAAAATCAGGGTCTTTGTAACTTTCAAAGTCTTGGATAGGAAGCCTACCACCATCCTTAGCTTCCTGAGCATTATAGCCTTCTGCATCTGCTTCTTCCCTATCGTAGTCACTATCTGTATACGCCGCTTCCTTAGGAGGGTTATCCAGTAGTCGCTGTTCCCACATGAGGTCTATCTGCTCCTCAGTAAGGTCTAGGAATCTAGGGTCTGTAGGCAAGACTTGGAAGTGGCTCTGTATCCACCACTCAAACCTAGCCCTGTTTGTCTTCGCTAGTTCCTTTATCGGTGTCTCTTCTAGTGTTGTTACGAAAGGCATTCACCCAATTCATATATTGTACGTATACGTCTTCCAATATTTCGTACTCTACCGTATCACTGAATATATCAAACCATCCCGGCTTAGAGTCAATCACCACATCTAGTGTAGCTATGATTTGTGACAGGTTATCTGTCATTGTATCTAACGGCACTACACCTCCAAGCAATTGTGCCCTAGTTACACCTACCTGTAACTTCTCCATCATAGATGGGTGATGTACTACCACGTCCCCAACGAAGGTCTCATCGATATGAGTATAGTTTAGAGGGATTGATAGTGTTCTGCGTTTACCTTGGTTGACTTGCTGTAGGGCTGAAGTCTGTTTCAGGGTTTTCAAAGCATCTTGGTTAACTTGTGCCATTGTAATTCCTCCTAGTGTTATGTTTTGTTCAAAAATAAAATAGGGCATGGGTGATTAAATCAATACCCATGCCCTACTATATAGTCTAATTACTTAGCGTACAAGTACGTCCAAGTAGCATTTTCACCCGCAATAGAGTTGACTCGGAAAGTCTCTCTATATGTTACAATAGTGCAACCGTGGTATGACCGTACAATCTTACCTGTGTACTTATCAACTACCTCAATAGTGATAACGTCCTGTTTAAGTACGCCCTCTCCTACTGATGCATAACCCGCTTTGGCTAAGTCCTTACTACGAACAAAGAAACGTTCCATACTAAGTGAACCCTCGTAACGGTTGTTGATATGCTCTTTAGGCATTATACTACCGATTTCATATACACCTTCTGTCCCGAAAGACCTTTCGCCATCAAGACCCTGTATCTTACCAACGATAGTTGCTCCGATACGGATATTAATAGTATGACCTGCATGGACAGTTTGTTTAACCGCTGTAGTCATATGTTACACCTCCTATTAGATTGTTTCCTCTTCTACGTTACCCAGAGTGGAGTCAGGTACGAAGTGGGTAGTAACGAGCATCCAGTTGATAGGTTCTACTTGTGCTACTTCATAGTTGACGTATACTGCACCGCCCTCGAAGCGTACAATGATGTTTCTATATCCTGTGATTTCCTCGTCCCGTAAAGCTTCTTCCAATACATCAATGGCTTTAGTCTCTACAGCAGAAGCAGTAGCTCTAATACCTTTTTGTCCAACAAAGATGTTCTCCATTGTAGTACGCATTGTATTAGACAACTTGTCTCCGCCACGTTTCACAGAGATTTCTCTATGGTAAGTGTTGCCTGCTCCAAGGTAAGTGGTGATACCTTGTACAAGTCGGATGACACCATTCTGTACACGCTCTAAAGTACATACACCAGAACTGATTAGCTCATCTACCTGTGGGTCACCTGCCAATAGGTCTTTCTCTAGCCCAACTAGGTTGAACTGGTCAAAAGTTACTGGTTCAGATGGAGACACACCAGCTACCCTACCTGCAATCATAGCAGCAGTGAAGTATGGAGCCAATGCTTTCTTACCCTCACTTACAGCTTTATGGAAGATACCTGGGTAAGCTAATACTGCCCTAGAGCTGTTCAATGCCGAAGCACGAGCCTTAGTCTGAGCTACAGTCTCACCAGCTATCCCACCAGTGAATAGCATTTGCTTTTGTTGGCGGTTTTCCATTTGTTGTACATGAGATAGTGCCTCAGCATGTATAGCCTCAGATCCACTAAGTACTACTAGGATGTCAGAGAATTCCTTCTTGATAGTATCAAAGTGAGTGGCCCATGTACCAGGAGTAGTACCCCTTGCCCCACCAGCTAAATAAGAGTAAGTGTAGTTGATAAGAGCACCTGCGGCAGTCTCTACAACTACTAGCTGAGATTGAGCGTTGACCTGATTGATTACGTCACCCGCTACTCCCATTACATAAACGCTGGAGTCTTTGATAGGTGTCAAAGCCATAGCATCCAGCTTACTAGAGGATAATGTTGCACTAGCACTGTAGTCTACGTAGCTTACATTATAGCCTGAAATAGAGCTGATATATCTAGCTATGTCCTCCACAGTGGCGAACCGCTCAGAAGTTAAGTCTAAAGTTAAGTCTACGACTGATGTTGCTTCGTCGTCTCCTATTTTGACTTCTAGCTTTTCAGCAACTCCAGCAGTAGCAGTGATAGTTAATCCCGCATACGCCTGAGACCCAGTATATTGAAGTGACAATAGAGCACCTAGGTTATCAAATACTTCGATTTCCTCAGTATCCCACTTCTGTACAGTGAATTTCTTACTCCCCGGAGTAGTACCATCTTCTAGCTTAGTTTGGATTCTGTTACCAGATTCCCCAAACTTCTTAGCGGAAACTTTGATTCCTGCCTTAGTTAGGCTGGCTTGTGTGGTTGGATTGGCAACTACTACACCTACTACTGATGCTCCACCACCACCCTCAGGGATAGGAGAGAATAGTAATTCGGATGCAGTAACCAAGTCTCCACCTACTAGGTCATTTTTAAGGCTAGTTGAATCAGAATACCACATTACCTTACCTGATTCACCAGATTCTGCTGTACCTACCATAATAGGTACGTTCATGCTTCCTCCAGTAATTACCGTGATTCCTTCAGCCTTTGTAGCATCATAAGCACCTGGATGTATAATCCTACGACCATTAAACATTACTCCGTATTGGCTTGCCATTATGCATGCACCTCTCTTCTATTATTTACCTACGTAAGATTCAAGAACTTCTTGCCACTCTTCCTCTAGCATCCATTCTTTCTTAGCAATCATTCTAAAAGCTGATTTCTGTAGGTCAGATAGCTTACCCTGACTCATCAGAAATTCGGATATATGAATACGTTGAGGTAGCTCAACAGGTTCAACTTTAGTCTTTTTATTAGCCATTATCCTCACCTCCCGTGAAGTTGCTTGGGTATTCAGTTTGGTTTACTTCTACTGAATCTATATAACCATAAGCCTCTCCATTGGGGACGCTAGCATGGGTAGTGCAAGCTAAACTTAATGCCCTTCTGTAAACAAACTCAGGGAAGTATGCAGGTACAGGCTCAAAGTCTGCCCCACTAAGCTTTTGCTTAAATAGGTTGTTTATGCTGACCAGCTCATCCCTCTTAGACATCAGAGTCCATTTGAGTAAGTGATACAGCTGAACAGTCAAGTCTCCATTGCTAGTCCACACTTCTATCCTATAGGTCAGATCATACATAGTCTCTAGTTCCTCTTCACCATCTGTTGCGTGAGTAAAGGATACCGTAACTGCATCACCGTCATCTAGGTCTGTATCGTATATGGCCACAATACCTTTTTGAGGGTTTACTAGCTCATAATCCTCGTCAGCTAGCTTCATCCCCAGGGCATTATCAACTATCTCCGATACATGTTCGATAGGGACATTAGGCAGTTTAATGTGAGGCATATCATAACCAGAGTTAGGTCTATCAATTATCCTAGCTTCAATGGTTGTGCTGTTCACACTTGTGATGCTACCTTCACCATGGTCACCTAGGCTATCTTGTGTTTCCTCTTCCGAAGACAAAAGAATAGCTATGCAAGGTAGCTGGGTTGGTTCCCTAGGATATCCTCTGATTACTCGGATTGGCTTTGTATTAGGTTGTTTGCCTTCAATGAAGGTTTTTAAGCTAAACAGCTTAGATGGACTCATCCGCAAAATCTTGTCAATATGATTTGGGTTGCCCTTCAGATAGGATAGTTGCTTTTCTATCAACTCACTTAAATAATCTTCGACTATTGGTATCACCTATTATCACCTCTCATAATGTTGTATTACCTATTTCTTGTTATGCAGGAATACTGAAGAGAAGATGTCCTGTATCCCATGGTCTGCTGGCTTAGGTTTTGGTACCCCTATAAACCCTGGGTACTGTTGTTTAACCTTAGGCTTAGTGACCTCTACAGGAGCTGGCTTCCTCATAGGTGACCTACCCCATGATGGCAGAGCTACAGGTTTCACTTGGATAGGAGTAGATATTGGAGCTGGCTTACCTCTCTTGTAGTTATGCCATTGAGATAGCCCATCCACAATCTTGTGTGATATGGGCTGTTTCATCTCTATGGCAGGCTTACTATCTGTTGTAAGCTCAGACACAATCCTAACAATATCTGGGGAAAGGTCTAATCTATTCTCCATTTGCTAGAAAGTCCTCACGTTTAATCTGGAATTGCTTAGGCAACTGCATGAATCCTTCCATCCCCTTCATACCTTTCAAGGTGTAGGTGCCTCGTAGGTCATGTATCGGACCCATAGCAATGTATACAGGAGTCAGGTCATATAGCACAGAGTATCTTGTGTCTAGCTCCAAGTCCTTTGTTATCCACTCTAGGTACATCTTGTCCTCACTAAGATTAAAGTGTACTCCCCTTCTGTACTCCTGGTTCAATTGGTATACAGCTACTATCTCTGTGGCTGGGTATCTCAGTCTATCATTTCCTGTATATTCCAGTATTTCAGAGAACCTGGTAGTGAAATCCACTATGGTGAATCTATCTCTATATCCTATATTACAGGTGGAGGGTGCAGTCAGATAGGCTGTTCCCATCTCGTTTAAACCCACTCTATCCAGGTCTTTGTTAGCACTGATGCTGGTAGCTAGTGCCCTTATTTCTTGGGGATTAATGTACTTATATCCCTTACCGTAACAGCTACCACACACCATATCTGGCTGTCCTGAAGTTCTGTCGTAACAGGAACAGTACATAGCCTGTTCCCATATCATCCGGTATCCTTGTTGCTGTATAGCGGTGTCGAATAGCTCAGGTCTAAGGTCAACCCTTGGAGCCATCATACCAGCAGTATTGATGACCTCTATAGCCTTTGCTATTTGAGTACCGTCTACCACAGGTCTGTTGCCATTGCTCATATCCTCACCCCTTAGATAATGCCCATGTTGATACCCAAGTAGGTATCCTTCAGTCGCTTCTCTAACTCTTTCATGTCATCCATATAGTTCTTGATACGGGCACCCGCACCTGAGAATTCTGGAGACTGAGTAGTTCCTATGGACTGGGATAGACCATCTATACTGATAGTCTGGTTGGCGATACCTGCTCCAATGATTAAGTCACCCCATACTTGAAGTAGACCAACCGAGGCACGTTTCATAATATACTCTACTAAATCCTCTGGTAGGTCATCCATACCTGCTCTATAGGATACCCTCCACATTTGAGGGGCATTATTCCACCCTCCATATATCATTGGGAGGTAGGAGCCACCGTTTGTAAGGATTATACTACCAGCAGAACCAGATGTAGGAAATAGTTGTACCTGACCTGAAATGTCATATTTACGTATCCAGTCATCAGGTATCTCAAACATCTGGGTATCCCCGAAGTTCATGGCTAGCTTATCCACACTAATTAGGGGTCTCTTATGCAACTGCATGAATCCCCAACTACCCATATCCCCTGCATAGAAATCATGAATTTCATCCACAATGTCTACTGGTTGAATATTGATCTGTAGCATGCGTTGAGTGTGTTGCATAGCGGAATCAATATAGTGCTTTAGCATTCCTTCTTCCATTTTGTTGCCGTACATATCTTCTAAAGGAACACCAAACAAATAGTAGTTCCTTAGAAGTTGGCTATTTACTTCTTCAAGCTTCATGGGTATACCTCCTTATTTAGAAGCGATAAACTCATTGATAGCATCTGCTTTTTCAGACTTAGTGTTAGTTCCCTTAGGATACTTCTCTAGTCCTACTTCTTCTGCTAAAGCATCTAGTTCTGCATGAGACATCTTCTCACTAGCTTCTGCTACTTCTTCAGTATCTTCCTCATCCTCTTCAGGTAATATTAAGCCTGGTGGTAGGATAGGTTCAGTACTCAATGCATTTCTCTTAGCTATCTCAGGGTCAGTTGCATCTTCTACCTTGCCAAGGCTCTTCTCTATCTTTTCCTGTAGTTCTTCGTCCACAATCTTAAATCCAGGTACTCCTAATACTAGCTCTGCATTTTCATGAGGTTCAATATCCGCAATACCGTTCTCGTTAAACGTTACAGTACCAAAAGAGAATACTACTTCTGTGTCAAACAACTTACCATTGAATACTTTAGTCATATAAATTACCTCCTAATGTTTTGGCTCATAATAAATAAATCGGAAATACCCATAAAAAACAACAATAAGGAGTGAACATAGTTCACTCCCTACCGATTTGCCCCCTCAGGCTGTCTTTATATTAAGCTCCCATGTATCCAGGTACATCGGCTTTGATGTTAGTGAAACGCATCCATTTCTTAGGAGCGTAGATTACAGGTACACCATAAAGGAGAATCATCCAACGGATAACTGGCCCAAGTGTAGCTAAATCCATTTTCATCATAGGTGCCAACTGTTTGAAGGCAATGATGTCAGCAGACATTTCACCCATGAACGCTGTATACGTGTTAGCCAATGTTTTACCATTGTCAACGTGAGTAGTTTTAGCACCTGATGTAGGTGTAGCTACTGCGAAACGCTCAACTTCGTAGAAGTTAGAACCACCAGCTTCTGTACGATATACACGGATGTATTCGATAGGGAACGCTGTAGATGCCGCATTAGTGAAGTCTAATTGTACTCCTTTTCCTACGCTAGCGTCGTCAACTGTTACAGTGACTTCGTTAGTAGGGATTGACTCACCATGTACGTTGTTGAATGTAGCTTTGTATTTGTAAACGCCTTTTGGTAGCTCACCAGTGCCAGTGAATGCAGTAGCATTAACCGCTAGAGTACCTACCGCTGGAGCCTTAAAGCTGGAAGCATTAGGGTTCATTGGGCGAGTTTTGTTAAGGAAGATATTAGGCTCAAAGTTAACTTCTCCACCATGAGTCATGAATTTGTTAACAACTACACCAGCTTGGTAGCCAGAAGCTGTTGGCATGATTACACGCTCTTTAGGGAAGAACTCTTGAGAGAACTGCGCCATAACTTCGAATGGTAAGAACAAGTCAGTAGGAGTACCATAGTTCTGGATGATAAGTTGTGCGCCCCAGTTGATATGTTTCTCTTCTAAGTAGTTGTTCTTAAGGTTGATAGTGTTTTCAGGGTCAATCATTTTGTTGATACCGTCAAACTCTAAACCTTCGTTACCACCAGGAGCTAGCTTAGAATCACCCCAGAATAGAGATTGTTCTATTTGCTTAAGCATCCATAGGATACCATCTTGGTTTTGGCGAGCTACTACGTTACCGAATGCACTATTTACCATAGTCATTGGATGCGTTACTTCACGAGTAGTACCCATGAACTTAACGAAAGCAGCCTTACGAGCGTACGTAGAGTCATTGCTGTCAGGTAGTACACCCTCACCAACGAATGCCCCTTGTTGACGACCGTAGTCAATTAATTGACCGTATTGTTCTACTGTAGAGAACGCTTTTTGCTTAGGGATTTTCTTCCAGAATTTAATATGTTGGTCACCATAAGTTAGAACCTTTAGAGAATTCTCTAGTGATTCTACTCGGAATGCTCCACCGCCTTCAAGACTAAGTGGGTTAACCTCATGACCTGCTTCTAATGCTTTATTAAGAGCATCTACATCTTGTTGTGAGCCTTGCCCAAATCCATTTACGCCATTTTGAAAATCCATTCCTGACACCTCCGTAGTTTATCTATTAAAGTCCAATATAGTTTTTAGCTGTATCTGAAAGTGCCCCTACAGTACCCATAGATTCAAATGCTAGTAACTCAGTTGATTCTACCTTACCTGCCTGTACACCTTCGAATAACTTAGTGGAAATCTGCGATTTAGTAAGCTGTGTGCCTTGTTCAGCAGGTGGCATACCAGCAGATGCTTGGAATGACTTACTAATCGGTTGAGCTGAACTTTGTACGGATTTACGTACTTGCGGTTGAGACTCAAGGTTTTTAAGACGTTTGTTTAGCATTTTGATAGACTTGTGTAGCTCTGCTTGCCCTTCCATAACAGCTTTCTGACCTTTCACCATACCCATGAGGGATTTAGCAAGCAACTCATTAGACTGTTCGTTGGCTTGTAGAGACTTAACTAGGTCTCCGTTATGCGTTTCAATCGACTTAGTGTTAGTGTCAATATGACCAGCAATGGATTTCACTAGAGTATCTAAGAACTCACTGACTTCTAATGCCTTACGGACATTGTCATCAGATTTAAGGTCTTTTTCTAGGGACTTCTCTACTTCCTCATCTTCTCCACTATCTTCTTCACCTTCAGCATCAGCGTCTGTATCTTCATTAGAAGAATCAGTATCATCGCCTTGCTCTTCTGGTGCTTGACCTTCTTGACCTGCTTCTTGGTCAGGCTCTGGAGCGTTGTCAGCTACATCGTTAGGTGCTAAATCCTCGTCATCCTGAGCCTTAGAGATATTGTCTTTATCAAAATTCTCCACGATTGCATCAATTTCATCTAATGACTTGCTTATCATTTCATTGTATTGATCTGGCATAGTACAAACCTCCTATAGTTTGTTGCTCTTTATGAAAGCACTACACTCATCTACTGACCATCCCTTTGTTAACTGTAAGTACAAAGTTAGTTCCTTAGTGGATAGTGATTTCTTAGTTCTCAACTTGTCTTTAAGAATTTTCTTATTCCCCTCATCACCAATCACATATGATAAGTTCGTCAAGTCTTTCTCTAGGCTTTCCTTACGGAAGACCCCTCCACCCTCTAGTTCCTCAGGATTAGTTTCATGTCCTGCTTCTAAGGCTTTGCTTATGTCGCTTACATCATTGAAGTGTAGCTCATCCTCATTCTTAAAGGATTTCACTACTGCCTCCCATGAGCAAGTAGTATTCACCGGATTTGTAGTAATTGCTACATTATAAATTTTCGCTTTTAAGATACGTCCACCCTCACGCTGTAAAACCTTACCCTCAACTGAGAATCCTACGTTCCTAGGTGCGTTAGATTTCTTTATAGCAATTGCTAGGTTCCAGATACGGTCAGCCTCAGGTACACCTTTGAATAGCTCACCTTCCACCCATAGCCCATTACTATCGACTTGGCATTTATTGGCTATCGGATATCCAAGTATCACACTGTTGTCGTGGTCATAGTTAAAATATCCATGATTTATAAAATCTGAAATATCTAGACCTTTTTGTACCAAAGACTCTCCTTGTCTATCCTCTGCTGACGTAGACGCATACCCACGTATTAATCTCTTGTCCTCAGAGTCATTAGACTTGGCTATGTCCACTGGTAGGAAAAACTTAAAATCCTGCATGGTTTCACCTCCTGATACATCGTAATAATCCTATGCTAATAAAAATCTCATAGGATTAGGTGATGTACCTTATATCGGTCTAATTATATTTGTTTTCTATACTGCTGTCGATTTCGCTATCCTCTTGTTGCTGTTGTACTTCCTCTGGGTCTTGCTCTTCCTCTTCATCCTCCTCAGGAGGCATACCACCATTAGGGTCATTAGGGTCACCCTGCTGTGCCATCATATCAGCCTGTTGCTTCTGTAGCACATAGTTAGTGTACGTAGGGTCAAGGATAATATCCCCATCCTCTACAGGGTCTAGGTCATGGTCTGCACGAACCTCATTAATAGTCCTAAATGCACGTACCTGTTTGTTCTGTAATTCCATACGCTCTGTCTCTGACTCACCATTCAAGCCTACAAAATTGAAGGTAAACTTGGAACTAAACCGCTTCATGACGAACCTATTGATTACAGATTCAATGAAGCGCAATAGTGGTCTTAGACCTTTATCTCTGGAGTTTTTAAGTCTATCTTCTATACCTCCATCACCTAGTCCACCACCACTACCTCCACCTGCTCCACCCCTATTAGGGAAGTTAATTTCGGATGGGTCAATCTGGTATACAGCACATGCGATGTTGATAAGGTAGTTCATCCACATCTCGTATTCCATCTCTCTGTTAGATTGAGATACGTTGATGTATTCTAGCCCCTCTACAGATACTACAGGTGTCTTCCATGCTCCTGTCATACCTGTCAATTGTGCTGTCCATTGTCTACGGAATGCATCAATTTGAGGCTTAGATATATTCTGACCTTTAAGGTTTAGGATACCCTTTGTAGTACCACCCTGTGAGAAGTATCTAGAATTGTACTCCTCTGCCCAAAGATGTGCTGTAATTTGTTGTGTAAGAAGTTCAAGCTCTGATAACCCATAAGGCTGTACATTAATA